AGAGATTTAAAACCTAAAATATCTCATATTGGTATTGAAAATACATTTTTAATAAATTCAGTTTTTCCTAATAAACTATATGAAATATGTAAACTAAATAATGCTCATTTTGTACATATATGTTCAGATTGTGTTTTTAAAGGAGATAAAGGCAACTATACCGAAAATAGTTTAACTGATGCTACCGATACATATGCACAATCTAAAAGTTTGGTTAAGAAAGGTATTATTATTAGAACATCTTTCATAGGAGAATATAGTGGTTTACTTAAATGGGTTATTAGTAATAAAAATAATGTTATCAATGGCTATGATAATTGTATATGGAATGGTATTACTACATTAGAATTAGCTAAATTTATAAAAAAAATAATTAATTTAAAATTATTAGATGAAAAAGTAATACATATTTTTAGTAATAAAAAATATAGTAAGTATGAATTATGTAAATTAATTAATAAAATATATAATTTAAATTTAAAGATAAATAAAATATCTGCAAAAGATATTGAAGGAACAAAAATAAATAAATTACTTGATAGATCTTTAAAATCTAATTTAAAATTTTATAATCTTATTGAAGGTAATTTAGAAAAACAAATAAAAGAAATTAAATCTTATATAATATAAATTATGAAAAATATTAATATTTGTTATGTTATTACTGGTGAAAATAAATATGTAAATTTAACTTTAAAGTCTATAAAATATATTGAAAAAACTTTTAGAAGTAAAAAACATAATTTAAAGTTTTTTGTTCTTAGTGAAGAAAAAATTAAATTACCATTTTATATAAAGAATATTATTTCACCGTATAAAAATATACCATTATTATGGCAAAGAATGTACATACCTGAATTGTTAAAAGTAGACAAGTGTATTTTTTTAGATAGTGATACTATAACTTTGACTTGTATATCAAAGCTATGGGAAACCAAATTAAATAATAATATAGTTGCAGCTGCCGAAAGTCATTTTTTGAAACCATCTGGAGAAAATCCATTTTTTAGTTTTTACAAATTAGATTATAAACCGTATAATCAAATAAAATTTTTTTATAATTGTGGGGTTCAGGTTATAGATTGTAAAAAGTGGATTAAAAATAATATATCCGAGAAAATGTTAAAGTTGTATAATAAATTATTAAAAGAAAATCATTTCTGTCATAAAATGGATGAACCGGTATTTTGTACTATATTAGATGGTAAAATTAAAAAACTTGATAACAAATGGAATAGTTTACCGATTAATAAATACCCTAAACAAGGTATTATACATTATTATGGTTTATATTCTAACAATAAACCTGATCCTAAATTTTTTTAAAATAGTTGTATAAAAAAAATAAAAATATAAATAGATATATGAATGAAGAAAATATTAATGAGTTAACTCAACAATTTAACTCTTTTACTGAAGAAATTCAAAAATTTAATGATAAGGGTATAGCAGCTGCTGGAACTAGAGCCAGAAAATCATTATTAGAGATTGCTAAATTAACAAAAATTATCAGAAAAGAAATTCAAGACGTAAAGAATGCTAATAAAGCATAAATAATAATGTGATTACATTTAAAAAATTCTTTGAATCCAATAAACCTTTAGGTTTAATTGAAACTATAACTTTTAAAGAATTAGGCCCCATTGAATCTAAAATTGATAGTGGTAACGGGGCTTATAATGTTTTGCATGGAGTTAATTTAAACTTTAATGAAAATAAAACTGAAGTAACTTTTGATACAGTTAATAATCAAAAATTAAGTAAACCTGTAGTTGAATTTATTGATATAAATGTAGGTTCTGGGCCTGATGGAGATGCTACAATTGATAATAGACCAGTTGTTGAATTTGATATAGAAATAGGTGATAAAATTTACCCTAATACTAAATTTTCAATTGGTTCAAGAGAAGATAACGATTATAAAATTTTAGTGGGTAAAGAATTTATAGAAAAATTAGGTGGTATTATAGATGTTAGTGCTGAAGGTAATTTAGATTAATTTTTTATATAAATGGTAAGTAAAATACCTATAGATGTGTATCGGTTATTCAAAAAACTTGATACACATATTAAGTTTTCTAATATAAAAATGATATGTAATGAAAAATATATATCAGAAAATAATAGTTTAGTATATAAAGCGGGTAAGTATGTTATTAAACCTGAATCTAATTTTTTTATTACTAAATATTACCCGCAAATAAAAAAATTATATTCAATTGATAAAAATTACATTCTAAATTATAAAAATAATTTGAATATAAATCCTAATTTATTTTTTTATGAATATATTCCTGGTTACTTATTATGTTCATACCCGTATAAAAATAATAAAAATGTTATTGAAAATTTAATTAAATTTATAAAATTTTATATTAATATAGATAAGAATAAATTTAATAATATAATTACAAAAGAATTAAAAAGAAGAACTACACCTTATATTGAAGGAATTGAAAATAAAACAGCTACTAATAATCCTCTTTATAAAGATTTAAAACAAATATATGATATTTGTTTAAAAAATCAAAAGAAAAGCAAAAGAAAATTATTATTAGTTAAAGATTTGAGCGCTCATAATATTATAGTCGATAAAAATAATAAAATTAAATTAATTGATATGAGTGATGGTGTAATAGTTGATTATTTTCATTTGTATATACACCGATATTTTTCTTTTTTATGGATATTTGGAGAAAAAGCAGTAGACAAAGCAATTGATGAATGTGATATAGATAATAATTTTTTTGTAAAAGAATTATCTCTTATATATTTTTTATATGAAAAAATACCTACTAATTGCCATAACTGGTATAAACGTTTATTATTTAAATATCAATATCGTAAAATTTGTAAAAAAATTATTAAATCACTTAATAAACGTTATTCAGATTAATTATCTTAAACCTGTAGTTTCAAATACATCTCTTGCAACTCCGGCAGAAAAGCCTCCTTTAATACCTTTCACTATAACAGATATAGCATTATGACTATGAAGACTTTCATTATGAGAAGCTACAATCTTAAAGTCCTTGATACGAGATTCACTATTAAGCTTATCATATAGAAGCCTTACAGCATCTTCTACAAACTTAAGATATGAACCATTCTTTTCAGCAAATGCTTGCTCATCTTCTCTTTTAACCATTACTTGAGTTTCAGTCTGTAAAGCTGCTAAACACAACTCTTGTAGATCTTCTACCCATAACATATCATCAAAACGTACACTTACTCTTGCAACACTTCGCTGACTATGAGGTACTGTAGCACGATTACGATACTTTTCAGCATGCTCACTTAACTCAAAACTGCAAGGACAAGCAGAAGAATAAACAAAATCAAAATGAATATACTTCTTAAACTCCCCATCTTTAGTAAGATCACCTTCAAATACTACATCATAATACTGATAACCTTCTAAACCACTACGTAAACTCTTTTGCTTAATAGGGTATGAAATCTTAAGCATTATACGAGAGTCAAATACTTTAAGATTTTCTTTATAAGATTCTAAAACATCTTTAATATTATCAATACTAAATAGATCATCCTTATGGTCATAAAAACTTCTCATAATACGAGACATATTAATACCTTTCTTATGAGCTTCTAACGATACACTACCAGTTACACTCGTTTCAAGATTGATTGTCTTACCATCTCTCTTTTTATAAGTTAGTGGTAATCTAAAATTATGTATACCTACTTGCTGAATAGGTACTGCAGCCCCTTGAATTAAACTTGATGGACCATTTTGGAGATCAGGTAATGATGAAATATATTTTCTATCAGCTTTAACATTATTATCATAAACTCTTATAGGGGGAAAATAACCTTTACTATACTCTTCACCCATTATTTCTTTAGCAATAACATCTTTTTCACCTGTAAGTTCACTCTCACTCACATCATCACCTAACCATTCGTAATTTTTTACTTTATCAGACATATATCTATTATACTATATAGATTAAATATTTCAATGACCGATAAAGAATTATTTGAAAAAACTGAAAAAGTTTTTAATTTAAAAAATAAAAACGTACTTATAGAAAAAATTTATGATAAAGGTAACTTTAAAAAGAATTTATTGGAAAATACTTCACCAATAAAGTCAAATTTAGGTGATAGTGGAGTTAGTGCAGCACGAGCAGCTGGAAGAGGGGTAGCTTCAGTTGGTAGAGGAGCTGCAGCTGCAGGAGGTGCTGTTGCAAAAGGTTTAGGTGCATTAGGTAATTTTGCAAGACAGGTCATACCAGGTACCCGTACTAGCAGGATAAGAAGTGCTCAAGCAAGAAGTGCTGAAGCTAAAGCAAGACAAGAAGAAATAAAAGCTCAACAAGCACAAGCTAATCTCATGAAAGGTAATAAAAAGGTTAAAAAAGAAGGCCCTAAACCTTTAGAAGGTACTCAAGAAAGGGATAAATACGATAATGATGGTAGATATAGAAGGGTTTGGAATGCATATGCCAAAGGACAAGAAAAAGATTTATCTAAAGCAGATATAGAATATTATGAACAAATTAATCAATCTATTGATAAAGCTACACTAGATACAGCTGCTCAAACTGCTGCAGCAGATGCAGAAAAGAAGGAAAGAGAAAAATTAAGAGACAGAGAAAAATTTGAATTTGAAAATTCAATTAAATTAAATGCTCCTAAAACTGCTAATGAACTTAAAAATAAAGGTCAATTAGGTTTTTATACAAGTTTTATGCTTGGTGATGTAGTAGATGAAGAAGATTTAAAAAATACAGCTTTAACTATAAGTAAGTTAATTCAATTTGATAAAAAAGAATTAGAAGGTATAAGACGTATAATAACTGCTAATCCAAAATTAACTTCTGGAGCTAGACAATCATTTTTAAGTGATTTACCTACACAAGCGACTAAAAAACCTGTAACTGCAGAAACACCTAAAAAAACTAAACCAACAGCAGCACAAATTCTTAATAAAAAAATATTACAAAGTGCTAAAGCTAATAATAGATCTAAAGTTGAACAAATTAAATTTCAAAATGAAAAAGCTAAAGAAGAGTTTAAAGTTGGAGATTCTGTAAAATCTACTCTACGTGGTGGTGGTGATATATTATTTGATGTTGTAGGTTTTGATACTAAAACTGGTACTGTAGTAGTTCGTACAACAAGTAAAATCCCTAAAACTTTAAGAAAATTACCTAGAGAAATTGAACCTTTTAAAATGGAATTAAAACCCGAAAAGAGAGATGAAATGAAAGATAAAATATTACAAGCAGTGGGTGAAAGTTTCGAGCAAGTTGTAAAAAGATATAGATGATTATCTCGTCCCTTCTCTCTATCTAAAGATATTTTAAAGTTATTTTTTTTATAATCAACCATTATTTTAAAAATAGTTGATTTTTTATAAATTGTTATCATAATAATAGTATGAGATATGTATCAACAAAAGTTATACCGATGGGTAGTACAGCCTTTCGTCAATGGAGAGCAGATAGTCATTGTAAGTTAATTCATGGCTATAGATTACAATGTAAATTATGGTTTACAGCAGAAGAGTTAGATGATAAAAATTGGATCTATGACTTTGGAGGTTGTAAAGAGATTAAAAATATTTTAGAAAAGCAATATGATCATACAACAGTAGTAGCTGCAGATGATCCAGAGTTAGATACATTTAAATTATTATCCGAAAAAGGTATGATTGATTTACGTATTGCTGATAAAGGTGTTGGTATTGAAAGAACTGCTGAATGGGTATATGAAAATGCTAATAAATTTGTAACTGAACAAACTAATAATAGAGTTAGAATTGTAAAGGTTGAAGTTTGGGAGCATGAAGGTAATAGTGCTATATATGAAGAATTATTAAATGCTACTAAAGATGAAGGTCATATTAAAGTAGAAGAGCCACAAAATCTACACGACTTAAAGGAACAAGAAATAGAAGCTACAGCAATTATAAATGATGAAGTAAAAAATGAACCAGTAGCAGATCAAGGGCCACGAGTTCCACCATTACAAAGTAAAGTAACTAAAGGATTAGGTAACCCATTTGAAGGTACATCGTGGGGTTAGAAGACATATATCAGCAAAGAGTAAATAAAAATCCTATTAATCAATCAGGTATATCAAGCGGTATACCATCTACAAGAGAAAGAGACCCTCAACAAGTTAAATTAGAAAATGACGTTTTTTCTAAAATGTCTGAAGTCTCAAAACCACCCCAAGAAAATAAAGAAGTAGTACCAAAAATTGATTTACAACAAGTAGGCCTTGAACAAGCTTTAAAAGAGTTAATGAATGGTGTTGAGTCTCTCGACGATAAATCTTAATATTTCACTTCTAACTATATCTTCTTCATCAAAATTAAAAGTTAGTATGCCTTGTTCCTCACAAATAGGTTCATTAAAAGCTTCAAATATATTTTTAAAACCGCTTTTAACTCCTATATCAGCTTGATTGGAATCACCAACAACAAGATATTTACTATTTTCACCGAATCTAGTTAAAATTGTAGTTAATTCAGGGTTAGTCATATTTTGAGCTTCATCAATAATAACGCAAGCATTTTTAAATGTTAAACCTCTAGTAAAATTAACAGGTATACATTTTATATAACCTTTATTCATAAGATTACTACCTGCCCCGGCTGTGGTTATTTCTTCTAATTTATCTATTAAAGGCATTGACCATGGTGCAAACTTTTCTTCTAATTCACCAGGTAAAGCACCCATACTTCTAGAAGCACTTTCAACTATAGATCTTATATAAATTATATTATCTATTTGTTTCCTATTTAACATTTTTAATGCTGTTAATACAGCAAGATAAGTTTTAGCCGTACCAGCAGGGCCATCAATCATACACATTCGTGTACTTTTTTGTAATGCTTTAACTAAAAACTCAACCTGGTTAGGAGTTAATTTATACTCTTCATTTATTTTGAAATCGAGATCCCAATTATTAACTGGAGCTTCGACTGTTCTATCTAAGACTGAATCAACAAGATTTACTCGTTTCTTCACCGATTTTACCCTTTTACGGGTAGTAGTTGTTTTTGACATATAAAACTATTTATAACAGTAGATTAAAAAAATACCTTATAAAAAAATAGTATTAAATTTAATAAATAATATACTCCGTGTTGATAATAATGAGGAACTATACTATAATTATACTATGAGCAGCGATATATTATCTTTAAGTGATGATCATGTATTTTATACTGTTGAAGGTGAAGGTAAATACGTCGGGTGGCCTTCTGTCTTTATGAGACTTGCAATGTGTAATTTAACTTGTCAAGGATTTGCATCAGAAGATTCACCTCATGGTTGTGACTCATTCATATCTTGGTCTATTAAAAATAGATATACATATGATGAACTTAATAATTTTTATGAGAATAATGGTTTTGATAAAGAATTAAAAAGAGGAGCTTTATTAAAAATAACTGGTGGTGAACCTTTATTACAGCAAAAAAGATTATTATCATGGATGGATACATTTGTTGAAAGATTTGGATTTATACCTAATATAGATTTTGAATCGAATAGTACTCTTAAACCTTTGGATAGGTGGTATGATGATTTTAATGCTAAGTTTACCTTATCACCGAAAATGAGTAATAATGGAGACCCTGAAAAGCGTAGATATAAACCTGATGTTATAGCTCATCATAACTCTAGAGGTGAATGTTTTAAATTTGTTATTAGTAACGAAGAAGATGAAAAAGAACTATTTGAAAAATATATTGATATTGGTATAGTAGATCGTGAAAACGTTTGGTTAATGCCTTGTGCAGGTAGTAGAGATGAACATACAGCTAAGTCAGCTATGGTGGCTAACTTATGTAAAAAGCATAATTTTAAATTTAGTCCTAGATTGCAATTAGTCATATGGGATATGGCATTGAAAGTGTAATGAAACCTTTAGCAACTCATTTATTAATCGAATTATTTGATTGTGATTCAAAAATTTTAAATGATTCCAATCAAGTAAAAGATATTTTTATTGATGCCGCAAAAAAAGGTAAAGCAACTATAGTTAATGATTTATTTCATGAATTTAGTCCTCATGGATTAACAGGTGTATTAGTAATAACTGAAAGTCATTTAAGTATACATACATGGCCTGAATTTAATTATGCAGCAGTAGATGTTTTTAGTTGTGATGATAAACTAGATGGTAATAAAATTAAACAAATTTTAGAAAAAAAATTAAATAGTAAAGAGGTTTATACAAAAATTATAAATAGAGGTTAAAATGGACGAACAAAAATTTATTAAAACTAAATTATGGGGTATGTCTACATCAGTAGATTTATATAATTGTAATCCTGATACTATTAGAAATGCTGATAAAATTAAAGAGTATGTAAATACCTTATGTAATGATATTATTGATATGAAAATGTTTGGTGAATGTCAAGTAATTCATTTTGGGGATGATCCTAAAGTATCAGGTTTTTCTATGACTCAATTAATTGAAACTTCTTTAGTGTCAGGTCATTTTGCTAATAATACTAATGCTGCATATTTAGATATTTTTTCATGTAAATGGTATGACGTAGAAAAAATGGCAGAATTTAGTAAAAATTTTTATGAAGCTGATTCTGTTATATATAAAATGAGTGAACGTAAATGATTATTGATGATAGTTGGGATAAAAAGAATGGTAGTACCATTCAGATAGAAGGTGATTTTATAGTCAATTTTAAATCAAAATATCAATTGATAGAAGTTTTTCAAACTAAAAGATTTGGTAAATTATTAAGATTGGATGGAGTTATTCAATTAACTGAATTTGATGAAGCTAATTATCATGAAATGTTAGCTCATGTACCTCTAAACGTGCATGATAAACCAGATAATGTATTAATTATAGGTGGAGGCGATGGAGGTATAGTCAGAGAAGTAGTTAAACATAAAAAGGTTAAATCTATAAATCTTGTAGAAATAGATAATCATGTTATAGAAATATCTAAAAAATATTTTCCAAATATATCTTGTGGTTTAGATGATAGTAGAGTAACTATTATGAATTATGATGGTGCTGAATATATTAAAAACTGCACCAATCTTTATGATATAATTATAATTGACTCAACTGATCCTTTTAGTGTCGGTGCATCATTGTTTAAAGAAGATTTTTATTCTAATTTAAAAAAAGCATTAAAGAAAAATGGTATAGTAGTTTCACAATCTGAAAGTATGTTTTATAATAAAGATCTTATTAACGATATGTATAATTTTAAAAAGAAATATTTTAATGCGGTAAGATATTATTATACTATGGTACCAACTTACCCTTCTGGTACTATTGGTTTTCATTTTTGTTCAGATGGTAATTATTTACCAATTGATAATAATAAAAATGAAATAAAAAATTTAAAATATTACAATGAATTTATTCATAACAGTAGTTTTTTATTACCAACCGGAGTAAGTATTTAGATGTCACAATTAATATGTAATTTACCAAATACAAAAGTTTACGTAAGAAAAGAATTTTTACGAGATGGAAAAGACGGTCATGGAGAATTTGTAGAAGGTCATTGGGTAACTGCAAAAAGTATTCCTGGTAGAGCTTTTTACTTTGAAACTTTTTTACCTGAATACGGGGCAGTTTTTGATAAACTACCTATAACTGCATTTGTTTCTTCTCCGGAGACACCAACACCTGATTATGATTTACCTAACTTACAATTTTGGAATTGTATGGATTATGGTATAACTTGTTTATATAAGCAATTTATTGGTAGTATGGATTTTGAAGTTTTTACTCGAACTCATGATATTGTAAAAGGTACGTATATGTTTACTTTAGATAACTATCATGTTAATACTGATCAAGCAGATTACTCTACTGCTGAAGTACCTGCTGAACATAAATCGTTTAACGTTATAGAATTAGAAAATGGTCAGTATGCTTTATATCCTAATAATAGGATGAGAGTTTATGATAATTCTTTAACTCCTAAAAATCCTAAAATGCCTGACTTCTTAGTTAGTACTGAATTTTATCAAGTTGAAAATGGGTATGAATATCGTTTAGGGGATACTGACGAATATTTCTGGAAAACGAAAGACGGTAAGGATAAATAATTTTCTTATGTTAACATTAATCGCAACGTTCGTAGTAGGTTTTGTAGTCGGCCTTTTAGTCGCAAGAAAACATCTAGATAAAGTCAATCTATTAGTTACTGAAGCTAAGGAGCTTGCTGCTAAGGCAGAAGAAGAATTAGCTGAACTAAAAAGCAAGGCAAAGCCACCTGCAAAAAAAAGAGGTAGAAAACCTACCGTAAAAAAATAATTTAATTTAAATTATTATAACAAGCTCTACTTAGGTAGGGCTTTTTTTATAAATACTTTAAAGCTAAGTAATTTATAATTAAATGGATTGTATTATCAGTAATGATTAACAACCAGGTAGATAACCAAACAGGTATATCTTTATTATAACCATTCACAGAACAATCTTTCCATGATGGCCACCATTTATTAGGTGCTATTTTAGTTTTAGCAAATGCTATATATTTAGCAATAGCAAAACGATCAATTAAAAAGTGAGTAAAGAAGATTGTAAACCAAGCAGCCCACGACGGCTGTAATAATAAAAATGGCAATGAATATACAAAAGCATGGGTTGCTGCTGCTCTACTATTTTTAATCTTATTAAGAGCCATCCAGTCACTCTGTAACAGGTAATCTCCTGTTAAGTGTAAAATTAATTGTTCCATATCCCCGGTATATTATTTATCTTTTATATTTACTTATAATAATATATATTTCAACATGTTATTTTTAATAAATATTTTTAATGAGTAGTTTTATTAGATTTCTTACTGAGGTTGGCTTCCCTATTGCAGGGGCATTATCTGGTGGTGTATTTATTTTTATTATTTTAAAATTTATATTAAACGGTGTAAAAGGTGGAGTAGCTGGTCTAGGAGGTATGATAGGAAGTTTACAGAATAGAGTTGATGTTATGACTAATGAAATAGTTAAAATTGATACTTTAATATCACATGCATTTAATGTTGAACCAAACTTAGATAGAATAGCAGCATCTGAAGGAAAGGAAGATGCAAGAAAAGACTAATGAAAAAAAATATTATATTTACCGTATTAGCTTTACTTGTTGTAACATCTTTTTACTTATTAGATAGAGATATAAATAAAATTTCTCAAATAGTTGAAGAGCAACAAATAGAGATTGTC